CAGTTGGGATATTGATTCTTATCCACGATGTCACCTGTATAAATGTTTGTTTAAGCCATGCCCATACCGCTGCTGTCTTCCTCTGGATCCCACCCCAGTCCTTTTGCCATGCCACTGCCAGCAAACCTGCCAGTGCAATGATTAGCGTGATAGGATTGGCCAACGCAGTAATCAGCCCCGAAATCGCCCCGATGATGGTTAATGCACCAAATGCTATCGCCATACCGGTCAGCGCAGCAATAACCTCTTGCTTGTGCTCCGAAATCCAAGCCAATCCCTGCTGAATGAATGGCGAGATTTTTTCCCAGATTTCGCGTAGCGTTGGCGAGAGGCGCCCAAGCGCGACATTAAATTGCTGGGAAAAAGCCCCTGACGTAAATAGTGCCTTGCCAATTGCAATGAGCCGAACAGCAAGCATCCCCAAATCAGCACCGAGTTGCCTCAACTTTTCCATTCCTGGGCCAAGCAGCCAATCTGAGAATTGCTGTACCACCGGCTGCAACGCCGTAAACACGCCTGCGAACAATTCCCGCAAGCCAACGTCCTTCGCGTCACTCAGTGCGCCAAGCATCGCAGACCACGAACCTTGCATGCGGTCAACAGACCCGGAAAATTCACCCGCTTTTTTAATAAAAGCGTCTATAAATGCCTGGCCTGATACCGCTTTTTTCCCGAGTTGGTCCCACGTAATTCCCATTTCTTGCAAAATTTCATTTACCGGAATCCCGGCATTTATCAATTGATGCAGATCCTGAGCGGAGAGCTTTGCGCTCCCGCCGATTTGTGATAGGGCCAGGCCTGCACCGTACAGATTTTCGCCGCTCAGGCCAGTCGCCGCGCCCATATCCAGCAAAGCTTTCGTCAGCGTTTTGGCCTGGTCGCTTGTTTGGCCCATGCGCATTTGCATCTGAAAAACTTGTGCAACTACTTCCGTCGGAAACGGCGAGATGATAGCCAAATCCTGAATCCATTTAAGCGTATCAGCGGCCTGTCCTTTGGCCAGATTAAGTGCATCGGCCACTGATAATGTCGAATCTTTCGCCCGCAACTCGCTGGCCATTAGCGATTCAATCGAAAAGCGTAACCGTTCCCAACTAACTGTGGATTGTAGAGCATCCTGTCCCAAGCCAATGAGTGCCTGGCCGGCCTGCTGCACCGCACCATAGAGCAGATTGCCAGTAAATACTCCAAGTGCAGTCATTCCGGCTTGCTGGATTTGTCCCATCGCCCCACGGATGCCCTGTACGGCAGCATTCACATCCGCACCAATTACCACCTGCAGTTCAGCCGCTCGAATTGGCATGCTTCATCATCTCCGCTTCTGCCTCTTCAGCAATTAGAGCAATCTCCATCCACCACACTGGTTGCGCCATCATCTCCCACGGGGGGACGCCAAGATAGCGCGCCGCGCGGATAATCCTATACCAATCTGGGCATTGACCAACTTTGCCGCCGGAAATTAGCCATCGCTTTAATTCCCGGCGGTCTGCGGGTTTGGGCGCATGTCCTCGGCGACAGTCTGGAATATTAAGAGCATTACCTGTACAGGCAACTTACTGAGATGCACAGCGTCAAGCGGGTAGGGCTTGCCATCATCATCAACGAGATTCCAGGCAACGATAAGTTTTCCAAGTACTTGCGCCAGTGCCGCTGCGGGCCGCTCCTGTGCGCCAACGATGGATTCTTCCAATTCCGGTGTATAGGCACGAGTGCGGTATTCGATTTCCAGCGGTTCGGATGCGCCAACGTTCACGGACACCTTGCGCGTCTCTTTTGTCAGATCACTTAGTCGGATTGCCATATACTCTCCTATAGCGTTTGGACATCTGTAATGACGTTAATCTCAAACGCCTTGCCCCAGGCAGAATCATGGACGCCAACAAGCGTCCACTCCACTAAGTAGATGCCATCGCTATCCGAAAATTCGCCCGCTTCTGTGATATTTGCCACGAAGTCAATCTGAAAAGTGTGATTGTATGTACCCTCGATTGCGTCTCCAACTGCCTTGATGCGAAACCACTTTTTGGCCGCGTTGCGCATCTGCGTAATCAGCCCAAGCCCAATTGCATCAGTAGCAAGCGAGATTTTCGCCTCCAGTTTTGGCTCACTCTCAATCAGCACCGGTTTTTGCCCGATTGGCCATGCCAGCGTGTTTTTATCGGTTAACCCCCATGTCAGCGAGAAACCGCGTGTCAGCGGCTGTGCACTGTCTAAGCCGGCAAGACTGTCTGCCATATATAAGCTGAGATGGACGGGCAGTACCGGNTTCGGTGTCATACTGGTTGGGTTTGCGGTCATGGCGATGCCGGTTTCAAGCGGCTGCCCGATTGCGTCGCCGGATACCGAGACTTCGTCACGNTTGAACGTAAATTCCAGCCCCTTGACCTTTACGCCGGCAGAACGCCATGCAGTTAATGCGTCACCCTGTTCAACCGTGAGCGTTTTTCCGGCATCCTCGCCAAATGAATTGCTGGTGAACGTCCACTTGTAAGCCGTAGTAGTGCCTTGCTGTACCGGTGTTGGCTGGCTCAGTAGCGACACGAGTGGATACAAAATCTCGTTATACGTCAACTGTTCGGCCTCAACTTTTGCTTCCACCCATTCCTTGTTCACGACCGCCAGCGATGGATATTTGCTACCAATTGGTTTAAGCGTCTTGCTATCCGTCTTGATGGCCGGAATGATTGAAAGCGATGTCAGCTTGCGGTTAGCAGGCACTGCCGTCCCCGGCGTGGATTCAATGCCGATTTGTACAGTTTGGAAAATAGATGCTTTTTCTGCCATTTGACACTCCTACTGAGTAAAGATTTTGAATTCCAGGATGATTGCCTTGTACTCCTTATCACCATCCTGCTCCGCTATCCGTCGTTGCTCCTGATATATCGCTGCCAGTACGCCCGTTCCGCTTGCTTTATGCAGGATTTCACGGATACGGTCTGCAATTGGCTCGATGGCCATATAGCTCGGCTTATCTGTCCAGACAGCCACCTGCCAGGTCTCGGCATCCATCACCCTGTCAGCGAACAGGTTGCCAATTTGCTGTGCTGTTACCAGGGTCAATATCGCCAGCGGATACTGCTCACCTTGTGGTGCAACGTCCACATAGACACGCCCGCCGAGCGCAGCCGATAACTGGCTGTCGGTTGTCAGTTTGTCATACAGCCAACGGTCGGCATTAAGAACGGTCATTGTAGCCGTTCCTCCAGCCGCTGCATAGCGGCGAAGAATGCGGGCGCAACCTTTTCGGCTGCCGGACGCATGTAGGGTTTGGCCCGCTGACGGCGCGTGCCGATCTCGACATAAATGGCATAGTCCGTGTGCGGAGCGATGATGGCTATTGTCTGCGATGGGAATTCGCAAGTTATGGAATTTTTAAGTTTCCCGGTATCAACGGGTACAATGTCCTTCGCGTTTGCCTCAACATCAAATGCCGCCTTGTGGATGATGGCAGATACCACTTCCGGCAGTTGCGCTGCAATGCGGGGCAGGTTGTTGTATTTGATGATAATTCGCGCACTCATCCAGTTATCGCCCGCAAGATTTGTGTTATCAGCCAGACAATAACTGTCGAACCAAGTATGCCGCCGAGCCACGAGAGCAAACGGTTGTTATCATCCAGTTTTACCACCATATCCTCGAGTGTTTTTATGCGCCGGTCGTGTTCCTCGATCTTCCGTAGTGCGACATCAATCCGACTTTCCATAAGTGGATGACTTCCGGCCTCGTGAGTCTCAAGTACTCTGACACGCTCTTCGATTCCGCGAAGCATTTGCTTAATTTCGGCGACATCGTGTGCTACCTGCTCTATGCGGGTCGCGAACTCAGTGATTTGACGGTGCAGTGCCACACCCGCAGCGCGTTTTTCAGTCCCGACCGCATCCATGACAATTATCCTTTCACCGTGAGTTTATCTGCAATACTGTCCAGGACTTTTTTGAGCAGTGCATTATAGACAAGCGTTGCAAATCCAACAAACGCCGAAAGCGGTACCAGCAACTCGCCTGCCCATGCCACCAACACAGGCACAAACTCAGCCAGGTCACCACCCCATGTCGGGAATGGCGGCAGGCTAACAGGCGAAAACAGGAACGCCAGAATGGCAGAAACAACGTACACACCAGCAGTCAGCCAGCCGCTCGGAATGGCCTTTCCGCGTTTGCTGGCAAGTTTCACAAGCCAGACAATCACGGAGGCAATCAGGCCGATAACAAACATCAACTCAGGGGAGATCTCAGTCATCTTTCACCTCACACTTTTCACCACGACGCGCAGTGCCGTTTTTTCACTGCGCTCAAGAATGCTTTCAATCTCATATTGCTTTCCGCCGATTTGCAATCGGTCACTTTGGCGCAAATCGGTATCATGCGGCAAAGTCACGATGATTGACATATCAGTCACAATCGCACCACCACGCTTTGTCTCGATGCCGCTCTGAGTAGCAATGCGCCCCTTCGTTGTAGCAACGGTTTGCCAGACCTCTGTCCAACCTCCAGCGGCATCAGAGACACGGGTCAGCCGTTGGACGTATACCGTCTCTGGCATGAGTTTCGCTTGTTCGGCGCGGATTTTGTCCAAGTCACCAGGCATCTGTACGCTCCTGCTTGGCTGTAACAATCCTTTGCCGCTTACGATATTGAGCAGCCAACTCCAACAAAGCCAAGCGCTTCTGTGAGCGGGTCATGGTTGCGCCGTCTGCAGAAACGTCAAACTCTGTTGCCACAAGGCCGGCCCACATTTGCAATAGGTCTGCCGCCGCACCATAGGGGTCGTACACTTTGCCACTTGCCAGAACAACTGGTTGATGCGTCGCAAATGACCAGCGGCCATGCATTGGATCGCTGGAAGCCGGAACCAGTACGTTGTAGTCGCTATCATACAATGTGGCGTCCGCCTCCCAGTATGGCTCATCACTGTACCAGTCCAAATACTCAGTATGGGCGGAGATAACAGTTGGAAAAGGTTTGAGGGGAACATAACGCAAATCCCAGCGATGGACGTCAAGCGACCGCTCGATTTGATCGTCCGTGAAAATCTGATTAGCTCCGGCGGGATCGCCGATGAGGTCTCTCACCAGGCTGATTAATTGGCTCATGCTGGCTCTCGCCATCGCTCACCTCCACGCCCTGCGCTCGCCACCAAGCGGCAATCTCTTCTTCCGTCGCCGGCCTGCTACCATCAGGCAACGGCCAATCATCGGGGATTGAGTGTGTCACGCCGTATTTGTTTACAATATATTTCGCCATACAATTTTCAGAGTAGGGCGGCGGTGAGCAAGGAGAAGAAGAGAGGACTCTGCCGCCGCCCTTGAATTGGGGGATTACGACAGCACTACGACCCCGGCTTCGTTCCGTAATATCGCAACGCCGTAGAGCACGTCAATCGTCACTTGCACGCCGAGATAGGTCGGATTGTAAGCGGAGGTCACGCGAACAACCAGACCACTTTCCGGATCACGCAGGGCAGCCGAGCGAGCCCCGGAACCAGCAGGTGGCTCCGGCAAGGCGCGCATGGCCAGGATGGCAAAATCAGGATGGAATGCCAAATTCTTTGTGGAGTTCGGCGTGCCAGCAACGACCGGCACGAGTTGGCTCATCCAGATGGTAAAGCCATAGAGATTGCCAAGTGCGCCCTGCGCCACCGCCTCGGGTCGGGAATTGGCGAAATAGGTCGCCAGATTGTTATCGCCGAGCAGAGCGATTTCATCTTTCGGCGAAATCACCAGGTGGCGCGGAGCAAGCGGGACCCGATTGTCATTCAGTGCCTTGCGCGCTGCGCGGATGGTCGCGGCATTGATGTCCGTGCCACTCGTGCCAACGGTTGCGGAAAGCCCTGCGTAGAGAGCAAAAAGGTCGGTCTCAATCGCCTGCGCAATCGCCTGCACACCCGCACTGATATAGCGATCCATCAGCTCTTGATTCGCCTGTGCGCGCGCCGGGTCTTCGATTAGGAAAGATACTTCCTTGTGCTTGTTCAGCGTGACGGAAATGTCCGCGCCACCAGATGGCGTTTGCAGAGTTACTGCAGTATTGGACGCCTTGTCATTGGCGGTAAACGTGCCGGGGTAGGGGATGTGCAGCACGTCGCCGACCTGAAACGTCGCCACGTCGGTATCTTTTGTCACCAATTTCGCCAACACAATGTTGGCGCGCAGAATCTCAAGCGCACGATTCGCCCAGACCTCTGGAATAAACGCACTTGCAGTCGTAGCAGTAATATTTGCCATCTTTCACCTCAATCTTCAAGGATGCGCCCCTCCCGCAATGCCTGCATAATGGCGTCGCGGTTGGCGGCGAAGAATTTCGGGTCGCGCAGCTGCGAACGCGTGAAGACCTGCTGACCGGAGATGCGTCCCTGTGCCGGGTTGGTGGGAGATGGCATGCCACCTGAAACCACGAGATAAGGCTTTTGCGCTACCAGTTCTTTGAGCACCCTTTCAAGATTGACCGGCCTGCCATCATCGTCAAACTCAATTTGTTTGAGGTCAAGCAGGCGGTAAGCCGCATCCGGGTCAACCACTCCCAGCTTGGACGCTTGCAACTTGACCTCGTACTCCAGCGTTCTTGCCTGGAGAATCTGTTTGTACTCGGCTTCCTTGCGCTCCAGTTCCGCAAGCCGCTTTTGGAGTTTTTCTTGCTCGGTCAACTTCGCCTCTTCATCGGCTTTGACCTTGCTCTCCAGTTCTCGCAGCCGCTTGCGATACTCAGCCGCTTCCGCGCGTAATTTTCGCACGTACTCAGCGTCAAAACGCTCTTGCTCCTCCACCGCCTGGGTGTCGGATTGTGCAACCGTCTGGGTTGCGCCGTCGGTGACTACCTGAGTCTTCTCGTCCATTTTCCACTCCACGCAAAATATTCTGAGTATATTATAGCACAATCTTAATCTTGTTTCAATCCTTCCTGAGAAGCTCTCTTAAGCTCTTCTCGTAGCGATGCGATCCCCACTCCCGCGAATACGCACGCCCCACAATATCAGCCAGGTCAAACTCACCGTTGATCCAGGCCTCATACTTAGCCGGCCCCAAAATCGCACGTTGCTCATCCGGCGATAATCGCTCAAATAGCGTAATCCCAAGCTCGATGTGCGGATTAGTGTCTGGGATGTCAGACAAGTCAATGCCATATCGCGCCCCAATCTCTGCCCAGGAGTACGTTTCTGGCACCATGGCACAGCGTCCGTTCGGATGGTCATCGAGTATCTCAGTATTCTTGTGGCGCGTACCATGCATGACCCAGCACGCCGCGCATGTCCGCGTATCCCGTGCGGCGTGCCATATCCAGCCCTTTACGATGTCGCTGTTAGCCTGGTAGCTCGCTCGCGTTGCCTCCCGGTGCGCCCGCAATGTTTCCGTGCGCGCAATCGTCAAGGCACGACTTAATGTCGTTCCCAACGCCTTGCGTATTTCAGGAGCTATCTCGCGTGGATTTTTGCCAAGAATCATCCCCTGCACCAATGCGTCTTCGGCGGCCTGTGCGCCACTTACCGAGATGCTCATCAGCAATTTATGGAGCGGGCTATCTGCCTGCACCATGCCAAGAATAATTTGGACGCTGGCACGGTCAATTCTGTTCCAGTCAATCACCAAGCCAGATGGAGGCTTGCCGAGTATTCGCCGGACTAATTCTTCGGCATGTCGTTCTGCAGCATCAATAGCCTCTATCTGCTGTTGACGAATCTTCGCCTCAGCATACTGTGCAAAAGCAAGCAGTTCATGCTCAATCTGGTCGCGAAATGCCCGCGCCCGGTTATACCGGTAAATCCACTCTGGGCCAGGGTTTTCGCCACGCTCTTTCGCCCCCTCATACTCAGTATGGAGGCGCTCCAATTCTGCCTTGATGCGCATCCATACGTCACCGTAAACGCGTACCAATTCGCTGGCAGCGCGACGCTCGTTCTGCAGCAACTCGCGCCGAAAACGTTCAATTGCGTCAAAGATTTCGCCCCCCGGCATTATCGCCCTCGATCAAAAGCAGTCAAGATTTGCTCGCCAAGCTGCGCGCTTTCGGCCTGTGCCTTCTCCCGCTCCAGGCTGGGCTCATAGCCAAGTCGTTGCAAGATAGTATCAGCACTGACACCCAACTGCTTATCAATCAGCGCAGCCTGTCGCTCCTGCATCGGATCAGACGGTAGCAGTTCTGGCCAGTGGATGACAGTGCGATGGTCTTCGCCAAATCCGCCCAGCGCAAGCAGCCGGCGGTTCAGCTCAATCAGCATATCACCGTATAGCAGCCGCTTTGTACCTGTTTTTTCGAGTAGTGGCTGGTACAGAATTTGCAATGCGACGCCAGACAGACTGCCTGCCCGCTCCAGGTTGCCGGTGGCGACTTCAGGCACACGGCTAATTTCGTGCATCGCCTGACGTAAGCGGTCAAGAAAGGCCAGGCTGGAAGCCAAATCGCTCTGCATCTCCAGATTATGCAATTCGGCGTTATCACCTGGCAGGATAATCGTCTCGTCAACNCCGATGCGCAAGTCCTTTGCCACNAACCCGCGGCCCCANGTCTTNGGNTGNGCGTGGAANCGGATAATGCGCGCCGTATTNCTGGCNATNAAGTTGATGGCNCGNANTATNTCNANCACNTCNTCNTCCAGGTCNCTNCAACCCCAAAANTCGCCAGGCGCGGGNAGATTTTGNCAATCAACAATCGGGCTAAATGTGTATGGCCAAACAGCCTGATTGACGGTNGTCCAGACAAGTCCCTCCACGTCCCCCACTTGGTCAGTGATCGTCCACCGCTGGCCATCGCGCTCGATTACCTGACGGACACCAATCGGCTTCTGCGTTTTGGGATCACGGGCAACGTATGCAATTTGATAGCTCAGTATATTCTGCAGGTCATCCGGGGCGACCGCCAC